ATACTTTTGATAAAAGTCTAAATTCTCTTCTCATTGAGTAATAACATCTCTTGTGTATAGCACTCATGACCCTCGAACCTCGTTCCAACAACGAAACAGTCGTACCAACAGCTCTATTTTGCAAGTCATTACCAGTATCCATGTTAGTTATTGCTGCAAACTTCTGTCCAGCTTGTACAACAAAGCCCATTAATTGGTATAATGTAGCTGATGGTTCTTTAAATGGTAAAATTTGAAACTGATCTTTGATATTTCCACCTGGTGCATCTACATCTCTAAACTCTCCTGGTTGAAATGGTTGGTCATCGTCACGAATTCTTATACCTCGAGACTTAAATCCAGCTGGTAAGTTAGATAATGTACCTGCATCTAACAATTGTCTTAGTGATTGAGTAGCTGTTCTACTTAATCCACCAATCATATGAGTTAAACCAAACCCATAAAAACCTAAACCAGGTAAAAATTTAAAATGAACAAAGTATTCTTTTCTTTTTTTAGTCTCATCATTCATATCGTAGTTACGATAGATAGATAATATTTGTCCAGAACCTTCATCTATAGTTACGATGTAAGGAACCTTAACTTGTTTTTCTGGATTTTGCATTTCAAACTCTTCTAGATTACAATCTACATGCATCTCTAAAATTGAAAAAGAATATTGTTTATCTCCACCCGGTGTTATTCCTTCAAGTTCTTGATATTTTTTTTCAATTTCAGTTGGACCCTTAGAAGTAGGTTTTAATTCTACATCTCTATAAAATCCAGCTTGTTGTTTTTTTAGAATTTCATTTTCTCCCATTTTAATTACATGAGTAATTCTTTCACAATCCATTAAGTCTGTTGCATAATAGGGTACTACTAAATCTTCAGCTGGTATAAATTTTGAAACAGCTCTTTGCATTACTTCATCATAATAAACTTTCTTAAATGCTGAACCTGCTAATGCTAAATAAAATAATAATTGATCAAACTCTGGAGTGTATTCTTCCATCTCTTCAGTAATCATGTAGTTCATAAAGTCTTGAACTCTTTGTGCTTGGTTCATTTTTTCATTATCTTCTACACCAAGAACTCTAGTCTTAACTGGACCAGAAGAGGGTAATAATTCTTTGTAAGCTTGTGCTTGAAATTGTGTTACTGCTTCAGATAATAATGGATGTGTAACACTTGCAGACCCTCTGAATGGTCTTGTCATTTCTCTTTGATTGAGTCCCAATAAATCAAGGTTATTAGTATAACTTGTTTCCCAATCTTTTCTTGAGACTCTATCTTTTTTATAATCGTCTAGTAGTTGATTTGACATTCTCTGCAATACGTCATCGGACATGTCTTCGGCAAGATTGCTAAAGAATGCTTCAGTTTCATTTACAGCTTCTTCGACTGCTGATTGGCCAGTATCTTCTGATTCTAACTCAACATCAATCTCTTCTGTGTCAGGAGTTTCTGTCTCCTCAACAATTGATTTTTCAATTTCGGCCATTAGTAAAGTTTAGTTGGTTTCATACCACCCATAGCCATTCCACCGCCACGAGCTTTTACCATTTTTCCTTTATTCAATTGAGTCTTTCTTCCTAGTATTGCTTTATTTAAAAATTGTTTAAAGCCAGTACTTTCTCCTCTTCTCTCTTTCATAGTTTTTGAATAAACATCTTTATTCTTAAACTTTTCTAAACCTTTAATGATTGATCCATCATCTTGTGCAAAAATACTTTTCATATTTCTTGGTGATGGTAGGTCTGATCTTTTTAGTTTTGTAATACCATCGGCAACACCTAATAATGGTCCTTTACCTTTTACACCAGTTCCACCTCTCATAGCAGCATTGGAAGTCATTGCTTTCTTAGCTGATGCAAATTTATCTCCAACTACGCCTGATTTCATTTTTCCAATCAAACCTAGTTTACTAGCACCTGCTAAACCAACCATGGCAGCAAGAACTTTATTTCTTCTTCTTGATTTTTTTGACATGTCTTCTCCTTTTAATAATATATATATTTACGTTCCTTATAAGATTGAACCTCATCCTCGTCAGAATAAGTCTTTATAAAAGAACCTTGTCGATATCTTAACATAGCTTGAGTGGTACTGTCCACATAATCATCATACTCTCCATGAGGAAATGCTGCACATTCTTCTATTACTTCTTCTGCCCAATGTTCGTCTCTTGGATAATAAACTTGTCCAGCTTCAAATATTGGAGCACATGCATTGACTCTTGAATGCTTATCTTGTCCTCGTCCAGGTGTATAATCCATAACAGGTATTCCCATTCTACGAAATTCTTGTAATAAACTTTGACCACTAGCTTTAGCTTCGATGATAACTGTTTCTGGCTGCCAGTATTTATATTGATCTAAAGCAACCATTTTTAATTCTGGAAAATCGTATTTACCTTTGATTGCATCAATTAACATAATAGCATCTGACGCTGATTCGTGAGGCGTGAATATTCCCCATGTAGTAATTGCAGAATAATCTGCAGTTTCTTTTTTACTAAAAGCAGTGTCGTAAGATTGTATAACATGTTTTAAAGTAGGAATGTCCTTGGTCCACGGCACCCACCAGTCTCTTTTTAAGATTGCTCCTTCTTCTGATGTTGGATTCTGCATGTATTGTGCAGACCAATTTCTAATTGATATAGACGCTTTAACTTTTTCTAATTCATCTAGTTCCCAATACTCTGGCCATACTGGTTTTATATTTTCATCTTCACCCAATATTGCTGGAAAAGAAATTTTTTCCCACTTGTCTGCCTTAGGTTCAGTTTCTGCTTTTATTAATCGACCAGTCAAATCATCTTGAGCCCATCTTGTCATTACAAGAACAATAGAGCCTCCCGGTTGTAAAC